CATCTTTTCCAGCTTTGTAATGACGCCAAACTCCAGAAGCTAACAAATAACCCCTCCGATTAATTACAGCGTAAAGCTGGGGAGTAGTCATAAAGATATTATGAGCGTTCCAAGTGTCAGGATTTAAAAATTGTGCTTCCCCTGTTAAAATTTGAGTTTGATTTGGAAGTTTTGGTGTTTTGTAATACTCCCTTGAAGTATTAAAAAAAGCATTCATTATTTCTGGAACAGAGATTAAAGCCATAATTAAATTCGATTAATTTATTGCAAATTAAATCATTTATAATAAATTATTCTACATTTGCCATAGGATTATCAAATTTATTTCTAACAAGTTATGGAAAAGGAAAAGATTGAAGCCATTAAACAGGCTAAAAAAGACCGTGAAAAAGCCGTTAAAACTCAACAAATTGTAAAGAAATGACAAAGGAACAAGAAATTGCATACATCTTTAAGAATAAAGAGTTGATTATTACTCAAAAAACCAACGCGATTAAGCATGGGGATTTTTGTAATGCAGTAATTCAAGAAGATAATGGAGTTCAGAAAGCTGGTGTTGATGTTACTGGAGAGGATTCAACAGTTTTAAATGCAAAATTGATAATTAACACCACAAATGTCATTGACTCTCACATGGATTGCCATATCAACGGGTTGTGGAAAAAATCATTAAACGAAACAAAATCTTTGCTTTTATTACAAGAGCACCAAATGGACTTTGAAAATGTTATTGCTGATTCTGTAAATGACAATTTAATAGCGACAACAGAAATAATTGACTGGAAAAAATTAGGTTTTAAATTTGTGGGCAGTACAGAAGCATTGATTTTTAACGCTCAAATCAAAAAAGATGTTAACGAATTTATGTTTAATCTGTACAGAAAAGGGAGGGTTTTAAATCATTCTGTTGGGATGCGATATATTAAAATGTTCCTTTGTATAGATTCCAACGAAGCGATGTATTCAAGTGAAAAAGCTAATTGGGACAAGTATTATCCAATAGTTGTAAATCAAGAAGTTGCAGACCATAAAGGATTTTTTTACGCAATTACGGAAGCAAAAGTAATAGAGGGTTCAGCCGTTGTAAAAGGTTCAAATGCTTACACCCCCACAATTGAAATTGAAATTGAAAAAGAAAATACTGGAGCCGATATTATCACTCCAGAAACCGAAGCCGTTTTAAACACTTCAAACAACAAATCTGGGGACAAGGCTTCACAGAAAATTAGTAGTTATTTATAAACAAAAAAACAATGAAAAATTTTAAAGAATTTTTAGTTTCAAAAGGGCACAGCCAAGAGGCGTTTGATGCTATGGAACCAGCAGAACAAGCGGATTTATACAAGGAGTATAACGCTGAAATGAAATCCTTTATCAACGAATTGCAAAAAACAGTTGAAGGAAAGGTTGACCAAGTTGCTTTGGATAACGCTGTTAAGGCATTAAACGAAGGGAAAACGGAAGAAATGCGTTTATTAGGTGAAAACATGAAAACAGTAATGTTGGCAATGAAATCACTTAGTGAAAAAGGCGTTAAAGCAGAAGTAAACAAAGGTTTACGAGCTTACATTATGGAGCACTCTGAAACAATCAAGGCGATGAAAGAGAACGCTACACAGCAAAAAGCACACGCTGGGTTCTCAATGGAAGTAAACAAAGGAACACAGGGAGCAACCGATATTGGAGACCGTGATTATTTAGGTACAATCGAAGCTGGAATTGAAAGAAAACCAGTAAGAATGACCAATATAATGGACTTATTTTCAAGAGGTCCAGTAAGCACTGAATATCTTCACTATTGGGAAGAAAACGTTGTAACTCGTGATGCTAAATTCGTGATTGCTTGTGCAACTTCTACGCATACAACCAAAGTAACTTGGGCGAAAAGAACTGTTGAATTAGCAAAACTTCGTGATATCGTTGATATTTGTATCGATATGATGGATGATTACGCATTTGTTGAGGGCGAAATAAACACTTTAATAAACGAATCTATTGCTTTAAAAGCTGAATATGAATTGTTATTAGGTGCTTCGGCAACGGCAACAGATATGCTTTCAATAGACTTTATTTCAAGTGAATTTAACCCATCGAATGTTCTTGCAGATTTCAGTTTAGCAATCCCAGTTCCAACCTTGGGAGATTTGGCAATTTGTATGAAAGCACAAATCTACACTTTTGGACAGCAAAACAAATGGAATGCAGACACTATCATAATGAATTATACTGATATGGTTACCTACTTACTGGCTAAAGATTTGAATGGAATGTATTTGTTCCCGAATTTTGCGTTTGGAGTAACTGACAGAGTTGGGGATATGAGAATTGTAACTTCTCCAATTGTGGCACAGAATACGATGTACGTTTTAGATTCTACAAAAGGAAAAATTCTTGACAGAAAGAAAACGACAGTAGTGGCTTCATTTGAGAATAAGGATAACATTGAACATGAATTGGTGACAATGGTTGCAGTTGAAAGACTTCAATTCCATGTACGTTTAATCAATCGTGATGCGTTCATGAAGTGTTCAGATATTGCAACAGCGTTAACAGCAATCACAAAACCATAATCTTTTAAAAGATGAAAATTAAATTCACAAGAGATTACTCTCCCCGTAAAAAGGGAGAGATTTTCGAAGCAAGAAACAGGGACGAAGTAAGAACGGCTGAATGGTATTTAGCGAACGGGATTGCAGAACTTTGTAAATGCTCACAGGCTCCAAATGGATGCCCAGATTGCGAGGAAAAAAGCAAAGCGAAAGAGGTTGATTTATCAAAATTAAGAATAATTGACCTTGAACCAATTGCTGAAAAACTTGGAATTGAAGTGCCAGAGGGAACAAAAAAAGCTGGAATAATCGCATTGATAAAAACAGCACAAGCAGAACAGGAAAACAACTAAAAAATAAAACTAAATGGCTTCAATCTTAACCGTTCAAGATTTTGTTGGAAAGTATGAACTTTCAATCACAGAAGAAACAGAAATTAAACTTCAATTTTATATTGACCGTTTAGAAGTTTCTTTATTGCGTGAATTGTTTGGTTTGGACTTATACACTCTCTGGGACGGCTCGGTTAATCCTATTTATACCATTCTCACAGCACCTCTTGTTTTTCAAGAGGATGCCTGTGAAGGTAAAATATGGGAATCAAAAGGTTTGGTTGATATGTTAATTGGTTTTATTTATTTTGAGTATTCTCGTGATGCTTACACTCAACAAACAGTTGATGGAGCACAGAAAAACGCTGGGGAAAACAGTTTAAATTCGACTTTTGCGATGGCAAATTTGCACGGAAGATATTCGGAAGCTTTAACAAGTTACGAAGCAATTCAAGCATACATTAAAAAAGAATCGGTTATTTATCCAGAATTTCACGGTATTAAAAAACACGTTTTAATCCCGTTCTTTTAATGGAAGATATAGTAAACATAGTTAAACGAGAAATAATCGATAAAATGTCCCTTAAATTGGAAATAAAGTCGATTGTAACGGTGTTGATTACTGTTTGTAATCCAAAATGGGCGAGAGTTGGGAGTTTTGTTAAGGATGAAAACAATGTTTCTTATAAAATTATAGCTGTTGATTATGTTTTAAACACAATCACGGTTGATACTGATTTTTTAGGAACAGAGGTTTATTTAAAGGCTCCAATTTTTTTATATGGAACGCCTTTAGAGGTTAACTCCGAATGGGGTTTGTTAACTAAAATAGAAAAGGACAAAATACCTTTCATTTGGTTAATATTACCAGCAAACGAAGTTCCTTTCGGTAGAGAAAGTTCCATTGAAAGAGAAGCAGAATTAAGACTTATTTTTTCTGATAATCGATTGGTCACAAGTTGGAAAATAAAGGACATTCACAATTTTAGGGTGCAATCATTATTAAATATGGTTGAAGAATTTAAAAAAGTGATTGTGCAAAACCCAATTTTTAAAACCGTAACCGATTACAGACAAAAAGTGCTTGACAAGCTGGGAACAGAAAGCGAAAAAGGTTTTATCAATAATATAATTGATGCGAATTTAACGTCTGTTGATTTAAGGTTAACCCTACCGATTTACAAAGGGATGAATTGTATTTGTTAAATTAAAAAAAAGAGAAAATATGTCAGTAGGATGTAATTGCACAAATGGATTAGGAAACACAGGGCAACCAAATTGTATTCCAATTCAAAGCGTAACTTCGACACTTATCATGGTGCCGTTATACGCAAACGATGGAACAAGAAACGGAATAAATTTAACTATTCCTTTGCCTGTTTGGTCTGATTTAGTAAACGAAGCAGATGCTTCAAAACGTTGGTTCCCGTTACCAAAATTTGAGAATGTTGAAATGCCAAAAGCTGATTCACAATTCGAAGAAAGTAATTCTGGACGTAAAGTGTTTTTACGTGAAGGAGTTCGTTCTTTCGCTGGGGAACTTTGGGCAGAAGATTCAAGCACGACTTTACTTGGAAAATTAAAAGGTAATCGTTGCGTTGATTTTGGGGTTTATATCGTTGATGTAAATGGTGATTTAGTAGGCAGTCAAGAGGGGGACGTTTTATATCCTGTTCCAGTTGATAATCCAAGCTTTGACCCTCGTTGGATGGTTGCAACTGATTCAACAACTTCAAAAATTATGGTGGCTTTTGATTTCGCTCGTTTATTTGACGATTCAACACTTTATATGATTACACCAACAGAAGCTGGAATTGATTTTAATTCTTTAACTGGTTTGATTGATGTTGAATTGGAAATTGTTTCAAGTTCTACAACTGTTGCAGTTGTGAAAGCAACGTTTAGTTACGGAACAGCAATAAACAAATTGAAGTTTATTGGTGGACTTTTAGCTGACTTTACAATGAAAAATGATACAACGGGATTACCTATTGCAATCACAACAGTTGTTGAAGCTCCAGATGGAACATACACAATCACTTATCCTTTAACTACTCTTTTAACTCCAGTAACATTCGGAGTTGATAAAATTGGTTTTATCGGTTCTCAAAGTGATATAATTTAATCTTTTTAGGTTATGTTTATCCAGATAGGAAAGGTTGGTTTTAGAACGGAAACTTTAAAATCAATGACAGAGAAAGAAGCCGTTGAAATGTTCGGTCATATTAGCGCATTTATCGTTAAATTGGCTTGGAAAAAAGCACACGGAAAGAAAGAAAAGAGCGTTGATTAACGCTATCTTGAAAGGATGAAGAAAGGCGTGAATGATTTAATTTGTTCACGCCTTTTTTTTTATAAATTAATTAATAAAAAGAATACATTTGCAATATGGTTGATTTAATGCAAACTTTATTAGGCGACAAACTACGAAAAGCGATGGTTATTTCTGGTCAAATGGCATGGTATGAAGCGTTTGATAATGAATTAAAGAGGTTTATATTAGATTGGATTCAAAAAGACCAGCTACAAAAGGGAGTTGATGAAGATGGGGATTTATTAGGGTTATATTCAGAATTTACGGAAAGTATTAACCCTTTAAAAATTGCTGGTACTCCTTACACTTTGGAAGATACAGGAGATTTTTACAAAAGCATGTTTATAACAGTACTTTCAGATAGTTTTATTATTGATGCGGACCCAATTAAGGGAACGGATAATTTATTTTTTAAATATGGGGATGGAATTGTTGGGCTCACTACGGAAAACATGGATAAGCTTCGGGAACAAATTAAAAAGAAGTACATCGCATTTATTAGGAGGTCATTGGAAATCGGTTAAGGATATTCCTTTGGAAAGTTGGATTAAGTGTTTAGACGGTCAATTTAACTATGTAAACAAGCGAGTTTGCAGTACATACGGAAAAAAAGATATTGAACGCTGGTTAAGAATTTATGATAATTACATACTAGAGCGAGGATTAACAGAAATTCATTTAAAGCATTTGAATTTAATGAAGAAAAAAGCTCTTTTACAAATTGATTTTATCTTAACGCATGAACGGTTTAAGTTAACATTAATTGAAATTGAGGAAGCGAGATTGAAAAATATGTTGGCAAATTCGGGAAATGGAATGAGTATTGAACAAGCGTTGGTCCACATTGGAAAATGGATGGGAGAACGAATAAGAATTAAAGAAATAACGGCTTTTGAATACTTTGTTTTATTGGACGAATTTTCAAGGGCAAACAAATAGAAATAATGGCAAAAAAAATAACGAGTTCAGACATTGCGGAAATTGACATCTTTAAATACATAAGAGATTCAGCCGAAAAAACAATTACTTCAATTGAGAAGATTAATAATGAATTTCGTGAAACGGCTACTGTTTTAAAAAAGGGAATTACAGGCGCAAAGTTTGATAATTCAAAAAGTATTGATGAATTTGGAAAATCGGTTACAAAGGTTAACGCAATTCAAAAGGACTCAATCAAAATTGAACAAGAATTAAGCCGTTTAAAAGCATTAAAAGCCAAAGCCGATGCAGAGATAGAGAAATCAACTCAACAGAAGCTTAAAACAAGCCAACAACAAGCCACAGCAGATGCAAAAGCAACTAAAGAAATTGAACGCCAAACAAAAGCAATTACAAATGAAGCGAATGCTTATAAGCAACTGGAGTTAAAAACTAGGGAATTAAAAAACGAAAGCAAGAAATTAGGTGCTGAATTACTTCATTTGGAGCAATCTGGCAAACGAAATACAAAAGAATACAGAGAATTAGCAAACACTTATAAAAAAGTAACACAGTCCGCTCAACAGGGCGATGCACAATTAAAAAAATTGGATAAAACTGTTGGGGACAATTTTAGACAGGTCGGGAATTATACTGGAGCCGTTGATAAATTAAGAAATGGACTTGGTCAACTTGGTTTGGCTTTTGGGATTGGCTCTATTGTTACCAGTGCTGGAAAAACCCTCGCAAAATTTGACGAAGCAAGTGCCGACATAGCGAAAACAGTTGGAATAACAAAGGAAGAAGCCAGAAAATTATCAGAGGAAC